ACTCATGTTTGTAGTATCAAGTGACATAGTATATGCCATTCCTTTCTTGTTTTTACCAAGATCAACATCCATGAATGCTCTTTGATTAGCAGGCTTCTTTGCTGCAACAGCAGGAGCAGGAGCCGCTGCTTTTTTAGGAGCAGGAGCAGGAGCCGCTGGCTTCTTAGGGGCAGCTTTTTTAGGAGCAGGCTTTTTCGCAGCAGCAGCAGCAGCAGACTTTCTTGCTGCCTCTTTAATAGCTTTTTGCTTAGCATTTTCAGCTGCATACTTTGTAATCCCAGTTCCTGTACCAGCACCTAAAGTGGTTTTACCTTTCTTAGGTGGGTCATTTTGTTTTATAGCCATTGTTTTATTTGTTTATTTTTTACGAATTCTTTGAATCTTACGTTGAGTAGAAGCCTTTAGAGTTCCATTATTTTTTTTACCAGTCATAAGCAAAGAATTAATCTGCTTTTCTTTATCTGTGTAGGTTCTAGCTGGAGCAATTGATTTTGGAGCAGTCTTAGAAAGACCAGCAACACCCACCCCACTGATACCAGTGCTAGTAGCCTTAGTTGAGACAGGAGCATTAGCAGCTTGAAAAGCAGCTCTCTTCTGAGCAATCGAAGGTCCCTTTGGAGCAGCTTTAACTGGAGCCATTCTACTTTCTTCAGCTCTAGCCTTAGCCAACAAATCAGTTCTCGTATAATTTGATGTTTCTCTAATAGCTTTTTTAATACCTGTTTGTTGATAATTCTCTCCAGCATACTTCATAATTCCAGCACCAGTTCCAGCACCTAACTTAGTTGTTTGCTTAGGTTGCAATGAAGTTCTACGCTTTTGAATAGCACTTGACTTCTTGGCGTCATAAGCTCATTGAATGTCAGCTCTTCTTTTTCTTTGAGCCGCAATGGCCTGTTGTACTTTATCCATGTCTCTGTCTTTTATAAGTAAAGGAGAGGCCAAACGGCCCCTCCTATTTTATTATCACTTCTCGAACAAGAAGAAGTTGTTAGCACCCATTGTGCACAACGCTCTTTCAGACAAGAAGTGTACCTCCATTGCATCCAAGCTTGAAGTCTGAGCTCCACCTGCGGAACCAGTGATCCAAGTCTTGTACTTACGATCTTCAGTCTCAGAAGCTCTGTAACGAACGTGCAAGAATGGACGCTTAGCGTTCTTACCAAGTACGTTGTCGTACACAGTAGTAGTTCCAGCTGGAACAAGAACACCAGATACAGCTCCACCTACTAGACCACCACGCATGGTTGGATCGTTCAAGTACTTCCAGTCAGACTTGTAGAAGTCATAACCTCTACGGAATCCAGTGAATCCAAGAGTCAAGGCCATCTTCTCATCGTTGTCAAATAGACCGTAAGAAGTACCACCTGATCCGTAGCTGTTTTGAGCTGCCAACATATCATCGATGTCGAATCCAAACTGACGATCCAAGAAGATTACGTTCTCCTCGATAGATCCCTGCTTGTCAAGACGAGATACAATGCTGTCGAAATCATCCAAAGTAGATGGGTTTCCACCAGACCATACGTTACCTCTCTTACCGATTGAATCAAATAGACCTTCAGATCCTTTGAAACCTAGAGCTTTTGCTCCACCTGCGGTTACGTTTGCAGCTGGGATAGCTTCAATCATTGCAGTCTCAAGATAATCTTCGAAACGAAGACGAGTCTCGTGCTGAGACTTTAGGTACCACAAGAAACCTGGGCCATTGTCACCTTCAACCTCTACCCATCCGATCTGAGCCATGTCAGAACCAGATACTGCATAGTGGTCTTTGATGATGATTGGAGAGTTCTCGTAGATCTCACCGTCAGACTCAAGAGACTCAACCATTCCAAGAGTTCCTTTTTTAAATTCAGAACCGTAAACGAATACAGATACTGTAGTCGCAGCTGCAAAAGTCTGTCCTCCAACTTCGTAGTAAGATACGTCAAATGTTCTTGCTGCATAATCAACAGCAGTAACGATACCTTTGTTGATACCAGTTGCTGATCCTCCTTCTTCAGAGATAAGGACAGTTTGTCCTACACGGATAGCGATGCTACCGTTTACAAATCCTTTGCCACTCAATTGACCAGCTGGAACTGTAAAAGTTGCATTAGAGTCACCCGCTGCTCCGTCTTGAGTTACTGCTACATACTTAGTATGAAGACGTCCTTGCTCAGTCCACTTGATCAAGTCAGAAGTGGAAGGCAATTCTGCGCTCACCAATCTTAAGAAAGATGCTACGCTTCGGTTACCGTAACGCTCAAATTCTTTCTCGTAAGTATCTGGTAGATATTGGTTCAAGAAGTTGAAGTCGGTAATGTAATTAGTTGCGAGGGCTACTCGCTCTGCACTTGGCTGTAATTGAAAGCCAGGTACAGATTGTACTGATCCTGCCATTGTTTTGTTGTTTTATTTTTTAAACTTTATTCTGAGTCCACGACCATCGTTTTCTCCTACGCTACTCACCTTAAAACTACCCTTGTTAATCACTTCAGGAGACCTTCTTACTTCGAAGTTTATGTTCTTGCTTGATTTAGCTTCTTTTTCGATAGTGTCAGCAATCCCCTGTTCGTAGAAAAACTTAGCAAATTTTTCTGGGTTCATAGCAACAGCCAATGACTTGTGATAACCTTTTGCATCCTCAATCAAACCATCATTGTTTACAAATTTTGCAATGAAGTTATTGATATTAGACTGAGCCTTCTTCAGTTCATTATGGTCTCCTGGTGAAAACTTCATCTCTTTATCTCCAACCTTGAAATCAAAACCTTTGAAATCATTGTTGAAAACCTCATCTGTTTTCTTTAAAAACCACTCTGCCTGCTTCTGCTCTAGATCTTGGATATTACTAGTCCTGGCTGAATATTCCTTGTAAGCTTTCAGTGCCTCTTGATCCTCAGCAGAAAGGCTACCATAGCTTGACTCAAGCGGTGCCTTGTACTTCTGCTTTTGTTCCTCAAGGAACTTCTTAGCTTTTGCAAGTTCTTTTTTCTTTTCAATCTGTTTTTTCTTGACATCCTTCTCGTCATCGAGGTCCTCATCATAGCTAAACTTGTCAGCTATTAAGTAGTCGATTTCTTCAGTGTCAAGATCACTCTCCTTCTGAGAGTAATATTCTTTTAGCAATTGATCTGGGTTCATAGAATCCAAATCAGTATTAATCTTAAAGAAGTCATTAAGACCTCTCCCTGTTTCCTTCTTAAAGTTTAAGAACGCAGAAACATCTTCTGGTAACTCTTCCTGTTGTGGAGCGAATAGATCCTCTACACTTGAGAGTTTCTTTCCGTACTTCTTATCAAGAAAGTCAAGGACTTTATCCTCGCTCAAATCCTCTACTTGAGGAGTCTCTTCCACCTTTGTGGTTTCAACTTGTTCAGAAGCAGCTACCTGCTCCTCATGCTTTCTCAGCAATTCTTCTTCTACCTGTTGAGCAGACTTCTGCTCTAGATTATCTAGTGCTCTTACTTTTAATTCCATTAGATTACAAATTTAGTTATTATTTAATTTATTTTGGTTCGAATGAAGCTAGATCAAATCCGTCCAGAGTATCTTCGGTTGATTCAAACTTCATTGGAGGTAAATTATTTTTTCTTTGAGTAATTAGTTTTGACTGCTGCGTATTCTGCTTACTAATTCTTTCGTCTTTTCTGTCTTCCTTCATCTCCTCTCTATCCTTTAGCAACTGAGTCTGCATACCGTTCAACTGCATGTTGTACTGGAACTCTCGCTCCATCAACTGTAGCTTAAGCATAGCCTCTCCCTTGAGTTTCTCAAGATCCATTGCTGCCTCTGCCTGCTTGAGCTGGATCTTACTTTCAGTCTCAAACTGTATCTTCTGAACTGCCATTTGAGCAGCAGCTTCCTGAGACTGCATGTTGATCTGAGCTTGCATCTGCTGCTTCATCATATCATTCTTCTGATCAAGCTCCATCTTCTTAGTTCTCTTAACCTTAAGTAGCTGGTTCGCCATCTTAATGTTCTTGATCTCTCTAATGTCGATAGCGTCCTCAAGGTTGATATCATTTCTAGATAGAGCAATCTGAATATTCTGCTCAAGTCTTTCCTTCTGCTCCTCGTCTGGAGATAACTCAATAAAGATACCAAAGTCATGTATGTACAAGTCTTTTATATCTCTTAGTATACCCACATTGTACTTACCGATTTGCATAGCAAACTCCTCTGCGAAGTCAGCATATTCCAAGATATCAGAAACCCTAACACTCAAAGCTTCGGCAAATGTCTTAGTCATAAACAAACTTGCGTCAAGAATATGTCTTGTTGCAGTATTTGAATTAAGTGCTGCAAGCTTCTGTACACCAACCAAAGCACGTGGATCTGGATCGCTTCCGTCACGAGCCTCATTTAGCCCCGTCACGCCACGCAACATCTCCAGGTAGTGGTTATAGTTGTTTATTAGCGCAGCCATCTTAGACTGCCCAGTAGTGCCTGTGAGAGGCTGTACAGGAACCCTTGCGTTATTAAAATCACCATCTCCAGTGTAACTACGTCCAACAACACTACCAGTCTGGAAGTATAGTCGTAAAGCGTCCTCTGGAGTGTATGCGTTTCCATTACCCAAGTCAACCTCATTTAAACCGTCAGCATCAATGAACACACCGTCTGGCACCATTCTAGAGATAACCTGCTGTAACTTTAAGTGAGTGATCTGAATAAGGTCTGCAAATGGAATCATTCGTCTAGTCAAAGACTCAATAGTTCCCTTGTACATTCTTGGTGCAACAGCAACGTAATTTGGCATAGCCATCTGTGATGCTGACTTAGGACGAACCATGTTCTCCATAAGCTGCCACTTAAGTACAATCTGAGTACCAGCAACCATTACACCTTCATACCAAACATCAATAGTCTTTTCGATTCTCTCAAATCTACCCTCCTCCATCATCTCTGCTGGTGGATTGAATGTATCGTCCTTTTCAATTACTCTAGAAGCATTTCCGTCTAGAATCTTCTTCTTGTATACGAAACTCTTTGTGGTCTTGTAGTTAAAGTACAATAGAGTACACGTGTCTCTTGAAAACACGTTGTCAGAATAAAATCTTGACACAGAGTAATACTCACCCCAAGATTGATTAGTCTTTGATATTTCTTCTAACTCTTCTTTTGTTAGTTTTGGATTGATCTTTATAAGTTCAGTAATTGGAACTGTCTTGACCTCACCCCAGTAAAAACAATCTCTAAAGTATGGATCTTCTGTGTAGCTGTAGATCACGTTAGCTGGATCTACATAATTAATCTTTACACCTTCTCCAGGTAAGAACTCATGCTTACCAACTGCAATACCAATAGTGGTTAGATCATAATCAAAACGTCTCTTAACATCATCGTAGTGATTCTCTAAAAAAATAGTGTTGATTGCTTCCTCTTCGGCAATTTCAATAGCTGGCTTATAGTTAAGCTGCATAAATAATGACAACTCTTCGTCATCGTTTGGCAAGTCTTCTGGGCTAACCATAAATGGATCTACACCAAACTTATCTTGAACTTGTAGAAGAACTTCTTTCGCAGCCATCTCCCCCTCAATCATATCCTGATATTGATTTCTTTTATCAGCTGATAGAGCGTCCTGAGCGTATGCTTTAATAGTAAACAGTCTGTCAGACATACCGTTAACAACGATGTCTACAAACTTAGGAATAATTGGAACTGGAGTCCAGTCAATGTTTAAGTAAGAAAGGTCTCCATCAATAGCTAGTTCGTTCTTGTACTTCTGAATAGGCTGCTCTCCACGAGCGTACAACCTAAGACGGTTAAAGTCTTTCCATTGGTTGTAGTACCTTGCAGATCCACTGTCCCTGCGAAACCATTCGTATTGTATGGCCTGGCCAACTCTCAATCCAAACTCCAAACTCGCTTTCTCTGCATCTGTTGCAAGCTGGCTTGGGAACTGGATTGGAGATATATCTATATTTGACTCTTTCCGCATTAGCTAATTATTTGACTGGTTGTCCCATTGTTTTTATATCTTGCAAATTTAATGCTTATTTTTGACTCTTTTCTTTCAGGCTGATACATGTGCTTCTGATTAGCCATAATAGCTAGTCCAGAACTAATAGAGGCGTCATACTTTGTTCTATTACTAATATCAAACTTAGCCCAATCATTTAAAGTTCTGTTAAAGTACATTGACCCCATCTCTGAAGGATCTCTGTAAGTAGCTTCAACATCAAGACCAACATTTTTTTCAATGTATGTCTCAATAGCCGATGCGTGTGCCTGTCTTACGTCTTCACTTGAGTTAGGTATACCACCAAGTTCTCTCTCTGTTAATGAAAGTTTAAA